CAGGTTTAAAATATATTCCACGTTGCATTAATTCGCCACAATTCTTAAGTCTGGCGATCTCAAAGTCAAGGCGCTTATTTGCAGTCAACTGTTGTTGTAATGCAATCTGAGTTGCTGCGGCTTCTTTACATTGATCCTGTAACTTTTTATCTGTCGGTGTACTCCAAGTCATGGAAAAACCGATAGAGAGGTTATAATTATCTTTCTGTCCCGTTCTGACTGGATCATAAAATTGCACAGAACCAGGATTATCTAAACGACCATCCCCAATAGGGTTGCCTTCATCATCGAAGGCGCCAGTGTTATCACTCATATCATATACAGGACTGTCATAATAATCTTCAAAAGGTTTTGATGCCGATACGTTTCCTGTTACAAATGGGGTGAAATTTCTTGTAGGACCCTGACACTGGATTCCACCGCCGTACGTATTCGTAATATATGGACCTTGCAACACCTGGACTGCCTGGTTTGTGACGCTGCCACTACTATTAGCAATAGGAGAAGCGGTAGCAGAGACGCCACCAACAGTTTCTGCAAAGGATTGAGATGGGAAAAATCCAATTAGAATTACTGGGAGAAGATACTTGTAGTGTCTGTTATGCTTGTTACTTCTGTCTCTCTTTGAATAATTGTATGGTTGCTCAGGCCGGGCCCCGAGTAAGTTTCTGTGAACTGAAACGCTGCGCCTGGTGTTGTCTGAGTGAAGGTTGGTTTGCTTGTTACGCCTGTCCATGATGATGTCACGCCGTCGATAGTTACATTAACTGCACCTGTCCCTGGGGAAAGGTTTCCACTTGCGGTTACCCCAGATCCAGTTGCTGAATACTGGTAACCTGTATTATAGTCCATCGAATTGATGGTTTCTGTGATTTTACTGGTCGTCTCCGTATGGCTGGTCATGGAGCCTTGTGTAAAATTCGGGACCACTGGAACCGAGTATGCGGGTTGAAGTAGTCCATGAATTACCCCAAGAACCAATCCGAGACCGATTGCTTCTTGTAATCTAGTCATCAGTCGATAACAGTAATTTCTGAGACGAACTGGCCAGTGGCAGAAGAACCTGCACCGCCAGCGGTTACGGTAAGTGCTCCAGTAGTTAGAACAGTACCTGCAAGATCTCCAGCAGTGCCTGAAGCATAGGAAGTGGTGCTAGAAAAATTAGGCACCGTACCTACAGTAGCTGCACTAGTTGGAACCGCATCGCCTTGAGTGTAAGATTGACTAAAGGAGAATGCCGAACCAGCGGTATCCTGAGTAGCAGTAATTGTTCCAGGACTATAGACACCAGAAGTAATAGTACCAGAAGATACAGCACCTGCTGTGCTGCCATCAGTGGTATCAATATTTGAGCCTGAAATGCTATAGGAAGAACCAATTCTTGTTGCAGTAGTTCTTGCTGCGTCAACAGTTAGTTGAACACTGGAAGCATGTTTTGTAACCAGTCCGCCGGCATTTGCTGCACCTGCGGTCATCAGTAGCATAATAAGAGGAATAAATTTCTTCATGTGAATGGATATTATGCACATTATGCCCTATTTAGGGCACTTAATATTGTCATAACAATAACTATTAGCTTACAAAGTTAATTGTACCTAACATACCTCCGTGAAGTGTACACTGGTATACAATTGAACTGGGCCCATCAAATGGAACGGTTAATATTTGTGTACCATTTTGAGATCCTGTTAGGAAACTTCCCCCAGGAGCATAATTTGAACCACCACTGCTGACTCTTAAAGCAAATGGGTGGCCACTTCCAGTTGAGTTTTCTAAGATATAAGTAAATCCTCTATGGAAGTAAAGAGTTGGGTTATCTGTGCTGTTAAGAACACCTGGTCCAGCAAAACGATATGCAGAAGAACCGTTTGATGTGATGTAATACTTAGTAGTAAATCCTCTGTCACTACCATCACCAGTTGTGGTGTTACCTTGAAATGATGTTGCGGTTACAATTCCACTAAAGTTTTGGTTAACTGATGTTAGATATCCAGCAGATGCATGATTACCCCAACCATATGCAGTATCCCAATTAGAAACGTTAGTGTTAGCAGCAAAACCAGAAAGATCGGGTGGAGTATAAGAGAAAACTCCATTTGAATTATTATATGAGAGTGCTGCTGTTCCAGCGGATGCAGTAGAAACAGAAAGATCTGTTAGTGCGATACCTCCACCACCGCCGCCACCAGAATAGTTGGTAATATTACTAGTGGAGATACCTGTAATGTTTGCACCATCACCCGAAAAAGCAGTTGCAGTTATAACGCCTGCGATACTAGTGTTTGTTGTTATTGCAACCTGTTGACCACCAATATTTAAATCACCTGCACTTTCAATGGTCGGTGTCCCTGCAGCGCCAATTACATTTAATTGTTTTACACCAAAAGGTTTTTGCGTCATGACACCTACTTTTTAACTATTTATTCCTGGACTCTAATTGTTATATCGCCAGTGAATGTGATACCATCCCCACCATCAATCAACTTAGTTAAATTTGGTTCTGCACCTGTTGGAGCATCCCAAATGACAGGCGCATCACTACCTTGGAGGGTGCGGTCATCAGTCCACAACGAACTTGTGTAATCCGAACCGCCTTCAACACCAGCATACACTGTAGATGTTCCTGCGGAATCTGTACTTCCCGCAAGAGGACCACCCAAAGCTGTTTTAAACCAGTGTTTCATATCTGCCCAGGTCCAATCCCTATTGTATTCAAGTTTAGTTGCCATGATACCAACAGCAATAGGAGTTGCTGAACTTGTACCATTGAATAGTCTATCTTCAGATTCTACAGACTGTGTTCCATCAAGACTATAATAAGCGTCATATCTTTTATAACGGGTGGCAGAATTATCCTCACATGCTGAAAGACTCAGGTCACATAGTGCAAAAATATCAACACCGTTTCCCATGGTACTGTAGGTGGTTTTGGCTTGTCTATAAAAAGTTGAAAGTCCAACTTCGTTAGAAGCATTTTGTGCCACACCGAATTCATCCAATGCACCAACTCCAATTCCTTTATAGTAAGCTATTCCATTATCATCATGTCGTTTACCAATTTGACCTGGATATCCAATTCTGTTATAGAATGGTCTGAATGATATTCCAGACATACTGGAATATCCTGATCTTTTTGCTTCCTCGGGAGTCTGCCCAGAAGACGCTGAATAGTAGTTATTAAAATCTGGGTGATCCCCTCTTACTACTTTTTGATCTCTATTACCAGCAGCGTAACAGAAAATAACTCCAGATTCCACAAGTTCTCTGCCAGCTTGAAGAACAGAATTATCATATTCATATTCGATTACTAACGCATTACTATTACCAATAAGAGGACCTACTCTAGAACCATAATACACCCCATTCGATCCGTCCAATGGAGCCTGACCAGTTCCTGCAGCATCTCTATGGTTAATATATCCACTGGAGTAAGAATTTATTCTATGACTCCAACTATTACTGGAAATAGTTGGATCTTTTGTGCCGTACAGAGGGTTGATTGGTTTGATTTGATGGAATACTTTTTGCATATCAAATCCAACTTCCCAAAATACTCCGTGTTCTCCATACAAATTTAAGAACCACTTGTTTGCATTATACGCCCAACCATATTGTCTACCATATGCTTGTGAGGCGCATGGAGTTCCATGGAAACCTGCATTATCTGGATAATCAGTATTGCTTCCATTACACCTTGCTCTTGTATATTCAAGATCTACAAGGATAGCACCAAAGTCTTCGATTGAACCTGGAACTGCTGTTCCAGTACCGATACCTTGAGTCACGAATTTTGGTGACCTGTACATTGTATCGTTGTTTCTCCACCAATTTCTAGCAGTAACATCTCTAGGTACGATAGTTCCGTCCCAACGTACTTCTAGTCTGTTAGGATTTGCATTAAAGAAGTCTGGGTCCAAATAATATGGAGCATCTAAAACTAAATCCAGAAGATCACATGTACCTATTGTTGAAGAGATGCCGCTATTAGATAATTTATTACCACCAACATAATTTTGTGGAGTGTCTGACGTAGTGAGTGTACTGATACCCAAAGTATTTTGGAATTCAATATGACCAAACCACATATCTTGGTCGCATACAATAACGTCTACGTGTTTACCAGTTCCGTATTGTGGTATTTGACTACCAAGTTGAATATATGATCCTGTTGTGGAAGCAACTCCATCTTGGTTTGCACCATTAGACCACCAACCACCAACCCAAGGACTTTCTTTTTGAACATGTCTCAACAGTTGCATTGATCCTCGGTTCTTCAGATTTGAACCAGGAGTGGTTGTTAGATAACTGTTTCTATCTGAATATCCCTGACACCAAACATTAGATGAATATCTATTTTGTTTAGTCAAACTTTCAACTAAATCATCAGGGTTATCCATATAAGTTCCTGGATATGCTGCAGCATTGATGGTTACATTTGTAACGCCAGGATGATTTTTCAACTGTTGAACTTCTTCATCATCTAATAGATAGATTCCTCTGAGATCACTATGATTACATGCACTTGGACACTCTACACTTCTAGATGGAATATTGTCTTCAAGAGTTCCATCTTGCATTAAGATTTCATGAACATGTTCCCAGTCTTCCTTTGTGCGACAAAAAACACAATATTCTTTTTTTGCTCCTGATTCTGTTGGTTCTTTTGTGTAAGTTTCTTTTCGAGCTTCAAATGCAACTCTTCTTTGTTCCAACCACTCTTCGTAACCCGTTTCAGTAGAAATCATTTCTTACCTCCCTCAAAGCATTTTGTTTGCACTGAATCTGTAAGTGGTAACTCCAGATATTCCAGTTAAAGGAACTAAGTTCACTTGAATTTGACCTGCAGCAACAGAAACTGATATATCTGCTATTCGATTTGGTTCGTACATTACTCCATATTCTGATACATATGCGGTTGTTCCTACACCCATCACCAGTGCCTTTTGTGCCTGGTAGTTATTACCATTGATGATATGTATTGTGTATTCTGCTGTTACGAAATCATCAACGTAAACATCCATTTCATGAGGTGTTCCTGCAGATGCTGTGAATGATGATGATGCAACTCCACTACCCTGATATACAGAGTTCTTGACTTGTAATACAGCATCTCCAACTGGATTTGTAGTTCCTAGACCGATTGATCCGCCATTATCAACCAGAGAAACACCATTCGTAGCTGTGTTGAATAAAGTTGCTCCATCAGGTGTTGCCCAAGCACCATCACCTCTGAGGAATGTAGAACTGCTTGGGGTTCCACTAGATGCAAGTCGGTTTACATTGACCGTACCAGAAGCGATGTTGGTGCCATTTAAGTTTGTGATACTAGAACCATCACCACTTAAAGTACTTGCAGTTAGTCCAGTGCAATTAAGGTTTGTGGTTTGTAGGATATTAGAGGATGGATTGAAGTAGAGGACACCACTATCAACTTCAAGTTCTCTGTAACCACCACCAGACTGAGTATCTCTTACGAATGGGATTAGTTTGTTTTCACTATTATCTGTAGATTCGTAGATGTAAGAGAATGTTGTTGATCCAATACCAGCACCGCCAGTCTGATCTGCCACCCAAGCATAATCAGAACCATTCCAACTTAAGATCTGATTGGTAGACGCAGTGCCAACATTAAGGTGAGTATCTACATCATTATTTGTAAAGGAACCGCCTCCACCTTCACCAGCAGAGTATCCTATGATCTGAGATGTGGTGATACCAGTTATTTGTGAACCAATACCGATTAACTCTGTTGCATAGAGAGTTCCAGTGACTGTCGCGCCAATACTAGTGGTTTCTAATTTCTTAGAACCATTCCACCAAAGTTCTACAGATCCAGCTGAATTAAATACACCTAAATTGACATCGCTAGAATTTTTAATCTGAAGAGAACTAGTCTTTAATATGAAAGATCCCCCACCACTCTCTTCAATATAACTTGTTGTTCCATCACTGTAAATTACTAAATCATCACTAGTACCAAATCTCAATTTATTATCATTACCAAGAGATATACTGGAACTGAATGATACATTACTAGTAAATGTAGAATCACCACTAACGTCTAGACGATTAAAGGAAGAAGATCCTGTGGTAGCAATACCAACTATACCAGTAATAAAACCAGCATCATTAGTCAACTCACTTGTACTAGTGGCTGAGGTGGTGATATATCCAGCAGCGCTATGATCTCCCCAACTGTAAGAAGTATCCCAATTGGAAATCTGAGTGGATGTAATTGTTGATGCAGTTCCCGTGTAAGCAGGAACGGTTACAGTTGCAATGTCTCCAGATATAGAAGCAGTAATTCCAGCACCTGCAAAGTTTAAAGTCTTTGCAGATCCTACTAGAGATCCCTCATCCCTAATACTGAGAGCTACGTCAGTTGCTGCAACTCCTGTGAGTCCAGAACCATCTCCAACAAAACTGGTTGCAGTAATAATACCAGTGATATTTTGATTACCAGTCTGACTTAAGTCAGCAGTAATTTCTACTTCATTATTAAATGAATCGAGAATAAGGTTTCCTGTTTGGGTAGTAATTCTATTTGCTAGAGTACCTCCCATGATAAGGTCACCAGCATCAACTCTAGGTGTGCTTATGTTATTGTCTAGTAGATCTATGCCTTCATTGAAGGTAACAACTCCAATGAATACAGATCCTCCTGTAGTTACAAATCCAACTGTTGCATTATTGACATAACCTTCGGATGCAAGCCCTGCAATAATACCAGATGTTACAAAACCTGCATTGTTTGTTAGATTGCTGGTGTCCGATGGAATGGTAGGTTTATCTTGAAGATCAACATAACTACCAGAGAAAGTCTTGATACCAATTTGAGTATCAACATAGTTTGTAACGTATGCAGTAGTTGTGAATCCCCTGCTTAGAACATAACCATCAGTTACAAATCCAACGATTGCGTTGTCTACATACCCCGTGGTCGCCATGCCAACAACGGCATTGTTGATGTTATTGTCAACATAACCTTCGGATGCGAGACCTACGATAGAAGTTGTTGTGGCATATCCTGTGAGGTCTGGTGGGGTGTATAGAAACACACCTGTTACTTGATTATAAGAAAGAGATGCGACCCCTACGGAATTCTGAGTGACTGATAGATCCGAAAATCCAATACCTGCTCCACCAGATCCACCAATATCTGCAGCAGCCTGCCAAGAGTCGCCAGACCACTTAAGAACTTGTCCAGTTATTGGTGATGGTGTGTTTACGTCATTCAGATCACTGATTGTTGTAGGAATACCTGGTCTGCCAGATAGATCACTGTATGCACCAGAGAAAGTTCTGATACCGATCTGAGAATCAACATAAGTTACTGCAGCATAGTTGCCGATATTACTGATGTTTAGAGTCGTAATTCCAGTAATTCCAGAACCATCACCAATGAATGATGTTGCGGTAAGGACGCCGAGATTGATTCCCTTAGTTGTACTATTACCAAGCCCTAGAACATCATCGATGGTTTGAGTTTCAGTGTATGATGTGAGATAACCAACGGTTGCGTGATTGCCCCAGTTATATGATGCATTCCAATTATTAATATCAGCGGTTCCAATTCCTAGTGAGATTGGTGATTCTCTTTCCCACTTACTAGTTGTAAAATTATATCTAAGAATATTACCGTCCCATCCAGAGTCTGGAACATCATCTAGCGTATCACTAAGATCTGTAAGTTTACTACTGGTATCTAATAACTGAATCCATGCACCAGCATGTGCAAAATAACCATGCCCAGTTTCATGAACATGTGCGAACATACCGTGATATGTACTTGGACTTACTGTGTTTAGTCCACTAAGAGTTGCCCAAACGTTAGAGTAATAGAGTTTATCTGCAGTAAGAGATCCTATGGTTATATCTCTACTGGTCGAATGTCCAAGACCAACAACATCATCTAGGGTTTGCGTCTCTGTATATGATGTAAGATACCCTGCTGCACCGTGATCTCCCCAGTTATATGCTCTATTCCAGTTTGTGATATCTGCGGTAGTAATTCCACTGTATGGGTACGTTGGGAAAGATACTGATACTGTTGATATACCGTCACTGACAGTTGTTAGATCCAGATTGGAACCAAAGTCAAGTTTAGTAATATCTCCCTTGATTACATTATCATCTCGTACCTGAATACTTCCAATTCCAGCACCACCGCCACCAGTTCCACCTGATCCGACAAAGATACTTGAAGCAACAGAGATTCTAACTCTACCAGCACCATCTGGAGGACCGACTTCAATATTTTCTGCAAAATTTAGTTCTTTTGCAACACCTCTTCTAGTTCCATCTTCATAAACATCAATACCTGCAGTTGTTGCAGTAACATTTGTTAGTTGAGATCCGTCTCCAAAGAATTGGAGAGCAGTTACAATTCCAGCAACCTTTAGATCTGTAACTTGGATTGACTGAACTGTTGAAACACCTGTATTTGTTAGTCCAGAAACCTCAACAGATGGTGTACCTGTAAGATTTTGTGCAAGAGTAGAAATGCCTGCAGTGCTTGCGTAACTAATTACATCCGCACCATCCCCGAGGGTGTTGTAAATCTCCGTAAAATTATCATTAACTTTGGATAGACCCGTTCTCAACGGATCTCCATTTCCATCATTGGGAGCGTTTCCTATGTTAATAACACGTTTAGACATTAAAACTCCGCCCTATGTCCCTATTTTATTATATTTATCGTACACATAAATAAGAAAGTTCTCGATTATGTTAATGAAAAAAATGATACAGGAACTGATCGAAGTCTTCCAAGATTGGAGACAAGATAGAGCATTCAAAAAGAGATTGAAAAAACAACAGAAACGTGATCCGTTTATTTACAAATGATGACTAAATGGGGAATCTCCGCGAATAGTCACAACGCAGCATTAAGTGTATTCGTTGGAGATCAATTAGTCTTCGCTTCATCAAGTGAAAGATACAGTAAACTTAAGAATGATCCTCATCTATGTAAAGCTTTAATAGATGAAGCTATGTGGTGGGGGAAACCCCATGAGATTTATTGGTATGAAAATCCCAAACTGAAATCATATAGACAGTTTCTTGCAGGTCAAAAAGTACCTAAGGGAGAAAACAATATAAGAAAATATATTGAAAAGTATATTGGAGATGTTCCTATTCGATATACAACTCACCACAAGAGTCATGCATCCGCAGGTTACTATACAAGTGGGTTTGATAATGCTGCAGTTGTTGTATTAGATGCAATAGGAGAGTTTGAAACTTTTACTATATGGAAAGGTCGTGGTGATAAGTTGAGGAAAGTATATTCTCAATCATATCCTTCCAGTTTGGGTTTGTGGTATTCCGCAATGACTCAAAGATGTGGATTAAAACCAAATGAGGAAGAATATATTCTCATGGGTATGTCTGCATTTGGAGATCCCGATAGACTTTATAGGGAAATATTATCAGATTTCTTTGATCTGGATAAGAATCCTTATTGGGTAAAACACAATCTACATAAAGGTTGCTCAAACTGGAGAGAAGACCTTCATAGTCAAAAAGATATATTCGATATTGCTGCAGCAACACAGAAAGTTTATGAAAAGATACTGGAACGTGTTCTCATAAAAGCAAAGTCATTAGTAAAGAGTGAAAACCTAGTGTTTATGGGTGGGTGTGCATTAAATTGTGCTGCCAATCCTATTGCATATAAGTCTTTCAAAAATGTTTGGATTATGCCTGCACCTGGTGATGATGGTAATGCTATTGGTGCAGTTCTCGCACACCATAAAAAACACATTAGATGGCCAGGTCCATACCTAGGAAGAAATCTTGGACACAATACCAAGAATGAGATGATTGTTGAAGATCTTCTTAGGAACAAATTGTGTGGTATTGCGAGAGGTCGTGCAGAGTTTGGTCCTAGGGCACTAGGAAACCGTAGTCTCATTGCAGATCCTAGGGACAAAGACATCAAAGACCAAGTTAATGAAATCAAGAAGAGAGAAACATTCAGACCATTTGCTCCTGCAATCCTAGAAGAATTTGCGAGTGAATACTTTGACATGCCTTCAGAGAAAAGTCCTTACATGCAGTTGATTGCAAAATGTAGAAGACCTGATCTCTATCCTGCAATCGTTCATGTGGATGGTACTAGTAGAGTTCAAACTGTATCTAAAGAAGATAATCCTGAATTCAGAGAACTTCTCGAACTATGGTATGAAAAGACTGGTTGCCCAATGCTTTTGAATACTTCGTTAAATATAAAAGGAGAACCCATTTTGAATAGTAAAGATCAAATTCAAGAGTGGGAAGAAAAATACAACGTTAAAATTTGGACATGACAACATTACTTGCTTTCGGTGACAGTCATACTGCAGGTGCCGAAATTGAACAGAGATGGGGACAAGGTAGTATTAAAAAAGCTTACCCCGCTAAAATTGCTAATCACTACGGAATGGACTATGAAAACTATGGTCAAGTCGGTGGTAGTAACTACTGGTTGATGAAAAAGTTTATGTCCAGAGTTCAGATAGGACTCCGAAGAAACGAGAAGATGTTTATGGTCTTTGGTTTCTGTGAACCTGCAAGAAATTTTGTTAGTAGTGGTAGAGGAACTCTTCATGGAACTCCATACCTCTTAGGAAGATACCAAGAAGGTGTAGTAGAAGAACGTGAAAGAGTGAATGAAAAATTATTACGACTATACGAATATTGGTTGAGAGCACATACGGACGAAGAAGTTCATAGTATGTCTTTAGACATTATATGGCAGATTCAATGTATTTGCAAACAATATGATATTCCATATTTGTTTACTTCTGCTACTGATTTTTATTATGGCGATTGGTCAAATATTGATCCAAGATATTACTATGGACATCATGCGACTAATAAAACAATCTATGAACCTAGTAGACCTGGTAATGTAATTGTTAGAGAACAATATAGTTATTGGGGTGTTGCTACAAATCATCCAGATTGGAAACATCTAAAAGATACTGATCGTTGGTCAATGCACTATCCAGAAGAGTATCATGAATACTGGGCGGGTCGCCTGATCAAGTTCATTGAGGATCAGAAGATTCTTGAAGGTAAAGTTGACAAAGCCCTACAAACATCACTATAATGACTCTGTGGAGTTTCAGAAATAAATATAGCTAAACTTAAAAAGCTATATGGTTGATTATGAGAACCCTTGGATGTACGAGGGTCGTGCGTTTTTGTCTGAAGATATTGGAGATAACTACGGGTTCGTTTATAAAATTACGAACTCACTTAATGGTAGAGAGTATATCGGAAGAAAATATTTTGTCCAGAAGCGGAAACCAAAGGGTGGTAAACGTCGAGTAACTTCAGAGTCCGACTGGAAGAAGTACTACGGGTCTTGCCCTGAATTGAAAGAGGATATAAAGAAGTACGGAAAACAGAACTTTTCTCGCCAGATTTTGAGTATACATACTACACTAGGAAAGGTGAACTACGAGGAGACCCGTCAGTTGTTCGTCCAGGGAGTCCTGACCGAATCGCTTGACAACGGTGTCCCGA